TCCGTTACTTTCCTTTAAATCAGCCCCAAAGTCGCGACACACTTCACCTGCATACTGATGAAATGCTTTGTAGTGCAAGCCACTGAGTACTTTCTTTCGGTACTTAGTCACAAAGACAAGGTGAACATGTAAAAGAAACGCTGCATGTCTTGAACGGTTGATTTTATATTTTTGCATTGAAATTAACCGGATATACGGTAAGATAGTGAGATAATTTACTACACACTGAGTAATAATGCTAATTCTAAAAGCCTACAAATTCAGACTCGAACCAACCGAAAAACAGTCGCAACGTTTGCGGCAGTTGTGCGGATGCGCTCGTTTTATCTGGAATTACGGGCTAGCAGAGACGCAACGCATTATTGAATCCGGCGGTAAACTACCGTCAGCGTTTGAACTAAATCGGATGCTCACAGAATGGAAAAAAAAGCCGGAACATTCCTTTTTGCAAGAAGCCTACACGGATAATCTTCAGCAGAAACTCAAAGATCTGCACGGGGCATGGAAACGCTGCTTTGATAAAAAACTGGCAGCAAAAGCTCCTGTATTTAAAAGGAAAAATGACGGGCGTGATTCAGTTCGTTTTGTTAATTTTGATAAATATTGTCAGCTCGATAATGGCAGAGTGAGATTACCGTCAGGTTTGGTATGGGTAAAGTTCCGGCAGTCGCAAAAGCTGTACGGTAAGATTAAAAACGCAACCGTTAGCCAACATGCGGGACACTGGTATATATCGTTTCAGGTCGAACTGGAAATGGACATTCAGCCTCATTCGTCAGCAACAATGATTGGTTTGGATGCAGGTGTAACCAGACTCGCCACGCTGTCAGACGGCACAGTGTTTGAACCTGTAAACAGTTTTAAAACCAACCAAAAAAAGCTGGCGAAATTCCAGCGTCAGTTAAGCTGTAAAGTTAAATTCAGCAATAACTGGAAAAAACAGAAGCGAAAAATCCAACGTCTCCACTCGCATATAACCAATATCCGCAAAGACTACCTTCACAAAGTCACCAGTGAAATCAGCAAAAACCACGCGATGATCGTCATTGAGGACTTAAAGGTCAGTAACATGTCGAAATCGGCAAAAGGTACACAAGAGCAGCACGGACGGAATGTCAGGGCAAAATCAGGACTTAACCGTTCGATACTGGATCAGGGTTGGTATGAAATGCGCCGTCAGCTTGAGTACAAGCAGCTATGGCGCGGTGGTCAGGTATTAGCTGTGCCTCCGGCATATACAAGTCAACGGTGTGCATGTTGTGGTCATACAGCGAAAGAAAATCGTCAATCACAAAGTAGATTCGAGTGCCTTGAGTGCGGGTATACAGAGAACGCAGATATCAACGGAGCTCGTAACATTTTAGCGGCAGGACATGCCGTGTTAGCCTGTGAAGTGAACGGTGCAGTAATGCCGTCAGCAGCAGGAACCAGGCTTCTGAGCGATCAGATAGTCTCCGACTAACGGGAATCCCCCTCCTGAGTCACGAAGTGTGAAGGTGGGGGAGGATGTCAACGGCATGTAAACGGCTTTTTTCACAAACTGGTTGTTGACTTTTGTACTACGAACAACCAAGGCAGCTTCTCGTCCGTCTGGCATCAGTCCATCTTTTGCGCATCGAGTTAAGGCTAGTACTAGTGATTGTTTATCGGCATTTTGCAACTCCGCATTTTCTATCAGTGCAGTCGCTGCGGTTCGGGTGAACTGCTCAGGCGTAACCTGAGCAGGTAACAGGGCTGCGATTCCTTGCTGCATAATAACCGATTGCAGATTGGCATAGACGTTATTCATCGTTTGTAATTCGGTATTCATGCGACACCTCCTTCTACCGCAAACGCTTCTCTGCGTTTTCTATCCGCCTGTTTTGCCCAGAAAGGACGGGATATTTTGACGATTGGGTAGGTTTCTATGACGCTTTCTAGCATATCAATCACACGATTTACTTCGTATACGCCCTGCTCGCTATCTTCGTCGTCGGGTTCACAAAGTTTCACAGGAAAACGCCCACAAGCTGGGTTTTTACCAATTGCACAGAAAGTGAAAGCTATTGCTTGACCAAATACCTGATTAGCAATCAGACGATAAAATTCCGCTTGTATGTGATAACCAAACTCATCAACAGATTTCCCAAAACCTTGAAAATTATCAGTCGTTTTCACATCCAACAAGAAAGGCTTATCTGAATAGATTCCCAACAAATCAGGCCGGATTTTCAATAGCGTCCCCTTTTCCGTGCGATAGAAAATTGATAGTTCTGGTTCGCCGTTTTCCAGTAGCTCTTCAACCATTGGATAAGCCAGTGCAGAATCACGCATCATTTCAACCTGTTCAAACTCGTCTTTTTTGAGGGAAATTTGATTGTTGGCAATTGCCTGTGCTTCAAACTCTGCCAATTCCTGTTTACCGTCTTTGGTTCGCAAATTCAGTTCAGGGGAACAAGTGTACTGTTCAGCGAAGCGCTCCGGCTCGAGAATAGCGGTGTGTACAGCCGTCCCTATTAAAAACGCACCGTGTCTAATCTCTTTGTAGGGGGAATCCTTTTCCCAATCTAGCACAGCTATTGTCTGTTCCCGTTGCACCAATCTGATTTGCGTACTCGAATAGCCGTTTGCAGCGTGGTAGGTGCTGTTTGACAGACGGCGAACAATCAAACTTTCTGTCGGTTTTAACGCATCAACACAGCCGTTCAACATCTTAAGCGTGATACCTTCACCGCTCATGATTCTTCCATTAACAGGAGGAAAAGCAGAGAAGATAGAGTTGTCGTCAATATTTTTGATGACCGAGTGTATTAACTCCTTTTCTTCTGTACAATTATTAACCAACTCCTCAAGTGGGACATCTGTCACGCTTTTTTCCACTGCTCCCACGTTTTCCACAGACATAACGACAGATTCAGTGGATAACTCTGTTGATTGTGTTAACAACTGATTATCTTTTCCACACTCAAAAAGATGAATCGCTATTTCCTTGATTTCGCTTAAAGAGATAGCTTTGCCTGCTTCCTGTATTTTCACAGACAACAATTCACGAAGATTAGTATATTGCTCAAAAATCTCAGGCTCTTCCGCTGGATTAGCTAGCAATTCATCTGCATCTCGAATTTCGCCTTCGTCGTATTCTTCCTGAATCCCAAAAATCGTTAGCAAAGCGCAAAACTGGTCAATTTCCTGTTCTTCGGTAATGTCCGTCTGTTTTTCGGTATTAGCTACATATTCCTCAACGGTGATTTCTTCCAAACGAGGCGATTTGTAAAAACAGCAATTTGCGCCGTCAGTTTCAAAGATGTGCTGAGAAGCCAATTTCTTGGCTGCAATTTTCGTTTCAGATGCAAGATAGATGAAATTTGTTGTCTTGCCCTTCTCGTGGTCAACGGTTGTGATGATGGTTGCTTTAAAATATTTCACGCTGCACCTCCGACGCTTTGGCTAAATTCCAATTCAACACTGGCTCTTATCGCTTGTTTTGCGCTGCATACATCCAACTTCCGCACCACGTTTCCCATGTGGAATTTTACCGTTGTTACTTTAATCCCCAATATCACAGAGATTTCCCAATACGTTTTGCCCGCACTTACCCAATGAAGCACCTCATTCTCACGCTTGGTTAATCTTCTGAATAATTTTAAATCTGAGTTCATACCGCACCTCCGACTCTATTCAGAATTCGGGTACGCTGACGAAGGGTTAAGTTGCGTGAGGTTCGAGCGAATAGCTCAATGATTTGATTCGGTGCTTCACAAACAAGCACGCTGAAGGTAGACTTTTTCATTAGCCTTACTCCTAGGTTACATAGGTTTAGGGTTAGCTCTGCGTCGGTGGTGGTACACTGGCGTAGGGCGGTAATTTAAATTTTTGCTATCTTTTTTGCTTGTTCTTCAATTTCACGAACATACTTCACATTAAGTTCATTACTCATAGAAATGAACGCTATAGCTTCCGACTGATTTGCCGTTTTATCAATTATTTTTGACAACAAATAATCAAGAACTTCATGTTTTTTAGTATCAATTTTAATTGAGTTTTTGTTTATTTTTTGTTCTACATTATCATATTGAATTTTAAATATTATTTTATCTGAATCCCTATATTTACGCCCTTTCTTTTCGATAATAAAGCCGTCTTTAAAGTCCTTCTTAATTTTCCATGTAGAACCACACGATGATAAAATTCTGCGTATAGGTTTTATTAAAACCGTTTGTTTGAAATTTGAAAATTTTGAATATTCAGAATAATGAGATCCTACGCATCTGCAAAATTCACCTAATGAGATAGAAAATTCTTTTTGGGATTTAAATCTGCTGATCATCTCAAGTATTCTTTTTTCATAACCACCTCTAAGAGATAACAATAAATTTAAATCTATTTCAGCAAATCCCATAGAATACTCTAACAAATACTTAGCGGCATCTTTATCCATTCTGACGAAAAGAACCCCTTCAGCAAAATCAGCTTTACTTATAACAACTACTTTTTCGAAGGTTTTTTTCAATGGGTCTTTCATTTCAATTATTCTACCCATAACTTTTGTTCCTTCATCTAAAGCATGATAAAGACCTTGTCTAGATAAAGAAAAATGTTCTATTAATTCATCAACATAAAATGTAAATTCGTACTGAACATTACCATCACCAAACTTCTCATCATCAAATGATTTCTTCAGCGCTTTTACTAGAAGAGTAAGAACATCTTGCTCTCTTGCAGAAAGATTCATTCTTGCCATAACAAGCTGATGAGATTTTTTTATTAACATTACGCCCCCACAAAATGACTTCCTTTATTTTAAACAAAGAAGTCATTTTGTCAATAACAAGAAGTCATTTTCTATTTTTATTCCTATAGCCTAACCTAACAGAAAGAGGGTTATTAATTTAATAATGTTTATATTCAATTAGTTACAATGTTAATATTGTAACTATCATTAATCATTTTGATTGTAAAAAATGAATGGGGATAAATTTAAATCTAAGAAGGCATTTTAAATAAAATAAGAAGGCATATCAGACAAAAAACAATGAAAACAATAAGCGAACAAACAAAAAAGAGAAGTTATATAAACAAAAACAAATAATTACTTAATAATATATATTCACAAAGAATGGTAAACATAAAAATTTATATGAATAAAAACAAATAGTTAATTAGTAATTAAGATAAATAAAAATGATAAATATAAGAAGTCATATAAGTAAATATAAGAAGTCATATAAGTAATTTTTTCAAAATAAAACAAAATCCTACCGAAGCATTTACCTTTCTTTTACCTTAATAAATAAAATACCTTATTTACCGCAATCAGCCTGTGGGTAACTTTCTCCGTCCAAAAACCCTGAACCGAAAAACATGTTACTACTGAGTGACCGTATTTCTTTTTCGCAATTATGATATTCCGCTTCCTCGTCTGCTCACTCGCTCCGCTCGGTCACAGACTTGCGGCGAGCGTAGGGTTTTAAGTTAAAAATTTTATTAATTAACAATAAAATATTGTACTCTCTGATTATCACGGCTAGCATCACAAGGATTAACTTTTCACTTAATTCAGGCACACCATGAACAAAACAGAACTCATCAGTAAAGTTGCAGCGAAATCAGGTTTAAGCAGGAAAGACTCGGAAAAGGCGGTTAATGCTTTCACCGAAGCCGTCACCGAATCTTTGAAATCCGGCAATGACGTACAACTCATTGGCTTTGGGAGTTTTCAGGTTAAGCAACGTGCAGCCAGAGATGGAAAAAATCCAAAAACAGGCAAACCACTTAAAATTGCTGCTGCAAACGTACCGAGTTTTAAAGCGGGTCAAAGACTCAAAGAAGCAGTTAAGTAATTCATGACCTACGACGCAAAGTCAATTCGTATTCTGCGTGAAGACGAAATCAAACAGTTTGACTGGCATTGGGCTGAGGAATTAGCCCACGAACACATTTTGCCCCTAGATTGGGTCAAACGCGGATTTGAAGCCTCAAGGCGATTAGGTATTGAACCGGATTTCTTCGTCAGTAAATACATCCTCAAACAAGACCTTCCCAAAAATGACGAATTCGAGCAAGTCTTCATTGAAGTGCTAAAGGAAGACAGAAAGAAGAGTCAGAATACCCTCTAAAACGCGCTGTAATCCATTCTGAGAAGTTTTCTCGATAAAAACGTAAATTCGTGCGTCAAAAAATTTATCGGCTCTCATGATGAGTTTGGTGAGTTTTGCGTTTTTGGATTTCAAAAAAAAGCCAACCGCAAAAGTTGGCTAATTTGTTGAGGTTAATTTTCCAAAATTGACTCGTGGCAAATTCATCATAAAACTTCAATGAAAAATTTCAATTGTTTATTTTTCCTTTATTAATTGAGCTAATATTACGCTTTTTTAGTACCAAATTAACCTGTTTTTTATATTTGTTATTTTAAAATAAATTGGTACTATTAATGTGCATAATATATATTATTAATACATTAAGAGGGTATCATGATAGTACTAATTGGTAGCCAAAAAGGTGGGTGTGGAAAGTCAACAATTTCTGTTAATATTGCAGCAGAACTTGCAAAACAAAAAAAAGACGTAATCTTAGTAGATTCAGATCGTCAAGGAACTTCCGCTAATTGGATTTCTGATAGAAATAAACAAGTAGAAATACCAATAATTCACTGCATCCAAAAATTCGATAATGTTAGAGAAACGCTGCTTGATTTGGATAAAAGATATGAATTTGTAATAGTTGATACTGCAGGTAGAGACAGTAGAGAACTAAGAACAGGGATGACGACCGCAGATATACTTTTAGTGCCTTTCAGACCTTCACAACCTGATTTAGATACTTTACCTAGATTAGTAGAAATAATTACAGAAGCAAAAGATATTAATCCGAAGCTAAAAACTATCGCTATGTTAACTCTAGCACCAACAAATCCTGTCATAAATGAAATTCATGAGGCTCAAGAATATTTAAAAGATTATCCTGAACTCCTTCTAATGAATACAGTTGTTCGTGATCGAAAAGTTTACAGGGATTGCATGGGAGAAGGAAAGGGCGTTATTGAAATGGGTAATTTAAAAGCTAAAAATGAAATTCAATATTTAGTAAAGGAGCTTCTTACATGGTAAAACGCAGATTTCCTAATTCAGTAGAGAAAAAAATAGAAGAGTTTGCTTCTGCTGCTGACCAAATGATTAAACAAAAAAATGAGCTTAATAGTGAGGCTCGTCGTGATTACAAGGCTCTTCGCGTTCCATTTAATCAGTATGAGTATGAATTATTAGAAAGACTTTGCAAAAAAACTAAACGTTCTAAATTAAATATGATTCGATATGCTTTAAAATATTATGATGAAAATGATGTATAAGAAGCATAATACTGGTACTAATATTGTATATTTTTTATATCTTTTTTATTCCAATTTTCATAAAAAAGCACCAGTTAGAATACTGGTGCACAGTTTACTTAAGTAGAAGGGATTATCTTTCTCGTTAAGTATAGCTCATTTCAAAAATAGCAATTTCCGATTGCAAATTTAAAATTTAAAAAAAGTGAAAATTTTTTAATCACGTAAGTTATTGATTTTGATCACTTTATTTTAAGCTCAAATTTCACGTAAGTTATTGAAATAGATCGAATTATTGACACGGTAAAATTTCTGTTTACAATTGAGAAATCAATTTTTAGCTGTTTTTTTGTACGGCTTTTGCTCTTTCACAATTTGGGGTTTTTTCTCTGCGAGTCGCGGAGAACAGAATACCGTTTTTGTGTGTTCTGTTTTGGTGTTTTTTATTCAATAACGCCGCTATCCACATTTAATTAATTTGTGGAAATCGTATTTAAAATCTTCGTGTTTACGAGGTTTGTTATCGACTGAAATTAAGAAACATCAAAATATAGCGCTCAGGAGGAAAAATGCCCCAAGAAATCATTTTCAAAGAAAGTAAGCGTAATGCAAAAATCAGGCGAGAAATTAGAAAAATTGAGTTTCTTGCCAAGAAAGATGCTGAACGTGAATTTAACCAAAAACTCAAAAAAGCCTTTTGGCGACACGAAAATCCACGTCAGCAGTTACGGGATTTTCAACGACAGATAGTCGTTTACGCAAATCTGTTTTTGGATCACCGCAAAAAACAGCAAAAACAAAAAATCATCGCCCAAAGAGCGCACATTGATGCGCTCTTTTTAAATTAAAACCTTTATTTGTCATTTTTCAACCACATCAGGCAATCACACTTTATTTCATATTTTTTATCATTTTTGCTGCTTCTGCTCAGTTCATCTGTCATTGGTAATTTAGGAAATCATATTTTCGTGGGGATTTGTATTGCTGTGATTACTGCCGTCAGAATGGCATTTTCATTTGAAAAAACAGCAGAGTCAGCCAGAAAGCAAGCGGTCGAGTATCTTAATCTCTATACATCCCAAGCATTGACCGCATCCGAATCCAAGCTAACAGAAGATTTGATGTGTATACAAAAAGAAGACCCTAATATCTGGCTCTCTTTGAGTAACGTAGCAGACCTTCGAACAAGGCAAATACTGGGTGAACCTGTCAAAAACGAGCTTAGCAATTGGGAAAAATTAATGGCATTTTTGTCGGGCATTAGCGTTAAATAAACATTCACACCTCACCACCTCAAAATCTCACCGGAAGAACTCACATGATGGAAAAGTATTCCAGCCCCTTGTCGTATCTATGGGCTGGGGCGACAACCGCTATTGGCATTCTCACGCTCGAACAGTGGGTAGCTGTAGTGGGTATTGTCTGCACGATAGGGACATTTTTAATCAACGTGTACTACCGCAAAAAGGAGTACAAACTTAAGGAACATCACTATGAAGATACCGAAAAAAATATTGATGGCAACAGGCGGTAGCGCATTGTTTTTAGCATCAAGCATGATAACGCATTTCGAAGGGCTGAGGCTTAAGCCCTATTTCGATGGTGGCGGTGTGCTTTCTGTTTGCTATGGGCACACAGGTAATGATATTGAACGTAACCGGACTTACACCAAAGCCGAATGTGACAAGTGGCTTGATGACGATTTGAAAGTGGTTAAACGCTATGTTGACCCGCTGGTCAAGGTAGACATCAATACACTGACTCAGGCCGCGCTTTACTCATTCGCTTACAACGTGGGCGTAGGGAATTTTGCCAAATCGACATTACTCAAAAAGCTCAACGCTGATGACCGAAAAGGCGCTTGTGAAGAAATGAAACGCTGGGTTTATGTCGATGGCAGAAAGTGGAAAGGATTAATGACCCGTCGGGAAATAGAGAGCGTAAT